TCACTTAGTAAGGCTGAGCCAACCTTCATTGAAATGGCATTTTTAAAACCATTCTGTTTTGCTTCCTCGGCATTCTTCCCTACGCCCATGACTTGTATATAGCCGGGGTCATTCTTGTCAACTAGTTGACCATGTGCTATTCCTATAAAAAGAAATAGCACACTGAACAAGTATTTCATCGAAATTTCTTGCCAAAGTATTTAGCGGATGCTTCACTATCCTTATCCCAACGTATAGTTACTGCAACAGTTTGTCGGTCAACAATAGATTCATCTGCTACTTGAATTCCCTTGAGGATACCCTGTGCTTGTGTACGAATACTTTCCGTTACAGTACGAACAGTATCATTTGAATTTTCACGAATTGCAAAGTTAGTATCCTTTGACGAATCCTCGTCGGACATTGCAACGTCTTCATCAGACTTGATTCGATTTTTAATTCGATCATTAGCCTTTTCAACGTTCTTTGCCATTGTGTTCTGAACAGTTGAACTATATACGTCTTCGTGAATAAAGTGTCTTAGTTTTGCCTTAGCTTTCATTTCAGCAACTTTAAAGGCAGTCTCTCGGTTATTTTCACTGTTACCATTACTGGTTGCATATGATGTAACTTCGATTGCTTTAATATCGCCCTTAACACATATTGCGTTTGTTAATCCGAATGCTCCGGTTCCCCAAGCACATTCCCATTCAAGTTTAACGCCCTTGCGTTTAAAGTTTGTGGTTAGCTTTTGGGCATTGATTGCCGTAATTTGCCCGCTTTCGATACTAGCTTGTTTGGTAGATGAACAGCCAACAAGTGCAAGAGCCAAAACTAGTGCAGTAAGTTTAATTTTCACAAGAATCCTTTAAGGAAGTTTTAAGATGTATGTAGTATAGCTGATAACGGGTTTCCCGTCAACTATTTCGGTCAAGTAGTCTTGATATAATTGGAAATTGCGTCCTGCTCATGGTCCGATAATAGCTCAGGATCGTATTCACCGGTAGAAAGTTTGGTTGTCAAATATTGTAGATATGATGTATTGGTCAAGTACGCACCACTAGCATCCTTATCGATTTGTATCCATTTTGTACCATTGTATTTGTAAACGCTATGTGGCGTGGAATCAACCCTAATAAAAGTATCACCCATATTAGAATTATTTGGTAATACGGTTCCATACCTAATTTCAATTTCTCTTGGATTGTCTTCTTGTAGGATGAATAGGTCTGGGCGCATTGATTGTAATACACGCTTAGACATTTTCTTGCCCTCAAATTCAACATAACCATCGCCTACATCTTTATAAGTGGATTCTTTACTTGGTGTAGTAGTAAATGCCGGTCCTGTTTGAATCCAAGTTTTACTAACCGGATCCTTAATACCTTCAAATTCTACAACGGGTTCAACAATATCAACCGTGTCAGCCATTTGTTCTTCGATAGTGAGCTTACTCATTTTTGAATCGATTTGGTTAAACGCTTCTTCTTCCTCTATAGTTGGAGAATTATCAACCTCAACCAAAGGACCGTCTCTAACATCACACTTTTTATTTGGACAGAAAAGTCCAATACCTGGGGCATTTACCAATGCAGTACCACACATATAACAATTGATTGGGTCTACTGGAGTCGGTGCAGTTGCAACAATCTGACTAATTTGGTCATCGGTTAATGGACCATCATCTGGTTCATATGCTGGTTCAGTGACAGTGGGAGTCAATGGTGTTTCAATCCCTAGAGGGCTGTCACCCTCCTCATCTTCTTTTTCTTTATCCCAGTCTTTGCTTGCGTTGGCAGCCAACACTAACGCAATAGCTAACGGGTCAAATACAATAACCAATAAAATAATAACCCAACGTACCGCAGCCTCTAGTGTATTGTTATCAGCATTGTCTCCATATATCAATGCGGCAATATACTTGATAGGGCCAACTTCGGCTTCTACTTTACGATTCTCTGCCGCAATAGGTGCTCGTTCTTCATTTAGTTTAGTAATTTCTTTTTGCGCATCACCAATTTCTTTTTGTAGTTTAGTACGCTCGCCTGATTGTTGTCTGCGAATCTGTACAGCACGTTCGGCACTATTCTCACTATCACCACGACTTAATCGTTGGTCAACTTGATTGTCCATCTGAGTTAATGCTTTACGGGCTAACTCAATATTGTCTCGTTGTGTTTTAATCTTCTCATCATACAATGATAACTTAGCTTGGCTATCACCGGTATTTAAACCGTGTTCCATATGCGCTTTGGACAAGAAGCCAAAGATGCCCATACTTGTCAATAGTGCTAGTGCAATAACAGCAGGTACAAGATATAGTTTTAGTAACCATCCAGCACGACCCCAGTATTTGCGCAACCAAACGGTTGTGGTGATTTTTCCTATTTCTAAGATACCGCCCATGATAATAACAGGAATAACCGCACCTGCAAAGATAGCGGTTAAGCCAATAATACTGTACCAGGCTGCGACTGAACTAAGTGATAGCGCAACCAACAATGTCACATTACTAAACGAAAATATTTTTAACATAGTATATTTATTCGTTTAATTTTACGAACAAATGCTTATAGTGATCCATAAATTCATCATATTTCATAACTAGCTTCCTAGGCAAAGAGGAATTCATACTTATGTAATAGTGTACCCATGGACCGTCTTCTCTCTGTTTAATTTGCAGAACTTCTATTTTGGCACCGTCTTCAAAGACATGTGATTTGCCTACAATGTCAATCATTTTTTATTATGATAAACATCAAACTGCGCCCACTGACCTCGCCAGTTGTCATGTTCACTATCCATACCCTCGTCATCAAGTTCAACACCATCATATACTAATCGTGTGACTACGCTTGTGCCTTGAATATCCCAGTTCAACACTTTAAGTTTCTTAGGTTCGAATTCACCTTCAATAGTTGTTTGGATGCAAGATCCTTTGCCACCCTGTGTCCACATCAACCAGTAACCCTTACCTAGATGTTCTGGGTATAATTCTTCTACTTCTTCTGATGCTTCCCAACGACTATCTTCTTCACCATGCGCTTCACTAAAGAATGATTCTATATCACCGTCATAGATTGTTTCGCCTTCACTATTTTCAATAGTCATGTGTGTATCGTCTTGGTCAAAGCCCCAGAATGAATGTTTACCCTGGTACTCGTAGTAAGGCAAATCAAATCGTGCCGCTTCAGGAGTATCCATTGTATCGTAGTCATAGTTCTCGTTAAGTGCATCACTCAAATCATCTTCGTGTTCTTCACTACTCCAATGTTCGTATTGTGCTTTCTTAATCTTGTGTACACCGATCTCACGTGTACGACCCCAAACACGAATTGTGTATGTATCTTCGGGGTAACTTTCTGGTAGTGTACCACTATCTTCAGTGTCGTTTTCAAAAGGCCACTTAGCAGTTTCTACAAAATCACTATCTGGTGTAGGCCAGTGTGCAGACGTTTTATCTCCTGCGGTCAGTTCTTCAAACTCACGCTTAAGTTCTTCAAGGTCTGTTTCCAAATCAGCCTCATCAACTAATTCTTCTTCATCTTCTGCGGCTTCTTTGGCCCATCGTGCAGAACGTTCAGCACTTACCTTTTCTTCTGCAACTCCAGCTTCTGTTAACTCGGTGTCACTTTCACAGTACGGGCAAACTTTTCTAGGATCATCAATTTCAGTTCCGTCTTTAGCTACCCAAGACCATACAGCATCATAGCTTTGTCCAGTCCACTTACACTTAGTACATTTATGAGTATGGGGAGCCGGCTCAGGCTCAACAACCCAACTAGACTCATCACCTAGTTCGTATGTAACATCGTAACCACCTTTGCGGTCAGTCCAGCAATCATCATACTGAAACTCCCATTCAATCTCTACATCATTCTCATAGGCATCATTGATAACTTCTTCAAAATCAACTTCGCCTGATTGGATGTCTGTGAGTTTTTGTACAATCTCATCCTCATCTAAGTCAGGATAGATTTCCTGCAGTAAATCTGCATCAAGTTCAATAGCATATTGTCTATCATGCGAATGCCATTCATGTTTTACGATTGTTACCATGGTGAATCCTTTATTTAAAATATTTCACATCTTTGTGTTTAACGATTATAACATTGTGTATCGTATTTTCAAACTTAATTGGTAAATCTAGATGCACACTGATTCTTGGACCTTCAATTTCGTTAATTAGGGTATCATTTCCGACTGTACCTACAAATGGAATCTTGTTCCATTTACCAATCACACGATCACCAATATCATATACAGATTGATATCGGTTCAACTTAAAGTATTCAGCTAGGCTAGCCATTACTTGTCATCCCGAAAACGAACAAAACGGGGAAAACGCAAACTATATGTTCCATCTTGGTTCTGTGTAATCACATCACATAGGACTTCAGCAGTACGACCAATGACCAAATTACGGTTAGTCCAATAATCATCTCTATCAACATCACTAAAGCCACTACCCACATTGACTGTAATTTCTTTCCCGTCATCAACTCCATGACAAACCAGTGCTCCAAGTCTTCCCAAATTTCTACCAGTACCTTCTTCAACACCCACGACCTCCAAGTCTACGGTTAATGTTGGCTTCCATTTCATCCAATCAGTACTACGCTTACATACGTATGGTGCTTGCAATTCTTTAATCATAATGCCTTCAAACCCTGCGTTAACATTGTCTTTGGCATAACGATCAAGTTGATCCTTACCTGCGGCTGTATCTAAGTCAACCATGATATGTGGTAGTAGTTCAAGACCGGGCATAGTATCAATAACTGAACGCATATCTTCTAGTATTGAGATACGTTTACTTAATTGTGCATTCCAATGACCTTCACGGAAAGCATCTAGTGGAAGAATATCAAACACATTATATACACTATCTTCTGCTTGTACATTTGTTTTCCGGCGTGCTTGTCGCATTAGTTCTTGGAAGGTATTACCAATCACCTCACCATCAAGTACAAAGCCCATGCTCAAGTTTGATGTTGCTGACTTGCGAACCATCTTAACCCAATTGTCACGCACTTGTTCTTCAATGTGACCAAAGTTATCAAACTGTTTTCCATTACGACTAAAACAAATTGTAGTTACTGTGCCGTCCTCACTTGGGATGACCATCAACAACATACGCACACCGTCAAGTTTAGGTTCAAGACGTTTGATACCTTTCATCTCAGGACGACCTTCACTATTAGTTGCTAGTTGGCAACCAAAGATTGGAATCTCGTAATCTGTTTTCTTACAAATTTTATTGATAGTTTTGTCGCTAATACCTGCACGTAAATCTCTACGCAACACGGGTGCTAAGAATGTATTCCATTCATCACTATCAAATCGTTCAGCCATACCTTGAATTGCATCACGTGCGGCATGTCCGGTCAATCTACGTTGACTAAGTTGTAGCATCAACTCGTTAAACTCTTCCCAAGGATTTTCTGCATCAGTAATACCAACTGTGTCTGGCACTTGACGAACACCAAACGTCACATAAGGATTGTAACATGCTTTAGTAAATGACAAGAAATTGATAGCGTTACTGCTACCTAGGACACTCGCCTCAAGCGCCTGCAAAATCACATCTTCTTTGTGAAGGCGACTATCTGATTCGTTTAATTTATTAATCCAATTTGCACTCATTCTTCAACTCCAAAATGTTCTCGAATCAAATCACCCTGCGTCTTACCACCTTCGGCAAGAATCCAATCAACTTTACCAGCACATTCTTTTACAATCAACTCGGCGAACTTTTTGTGATTGACATGGCTGGTATTAGGATCAGGCCATACTTGTCTTGCTAATTCTAAAATTCGTTCGTTCATAATTTATCCTGAGAATGGCCACGCACTTGTTGCGACAAAAGGTGGACGCTGTTTAAGTTCTACTGTTTCAATACTCTCATTATATACGTCCTCGTCAATTTTGTCAACAACAAACGGACCCAAAATAGTAATGGTATCTTCTTCTACTTCCCAATTATGGTCACCATCATATAGCCAACCTGCACCACCGTCTTCCCATTGGTGTTCAATTTCTTCCTTTTCCTCTTCGGTAAAGGATTCATCAAACTCAAAGTCTACCGCACATAGATCCTCAAGTTCACTGCCCCAACCAATAGTAGGATCAACACAATGATAGCGGTCATTGCTAAAGGGTAGTTCATCTTCGTTTTCAACAAATCCTTGACCCCAGCGATATAGTTCGGTAACATTCCAGCCACGGATATTACCCTGTTCGTCTTTGCTGTAAACATCGTAAAATGCTTCAACTGATTTTTTGTCTGCAGGTTTAATGCGATATAGTATAGCCATATTCAACTCCAAAATGTTGTTTACTCTTTTTGTTCATCCATAGCTTTCATCATTGATTTCATTATCAATACCATTTTTTGCATAGCGACCTCTGGAGATTCTACTTGACTACAGGCTGCTTTAACCTCTTGCTTTTGCCACTCTTTGGCTGCTTGATTACACAAATCCTTATTAGTATAGCTACCCACGGACTGCAATCCGGTTGCAGTAATAATCATTAATGTCCACATCATTCTTCAACTCCAAAATGCTTTTTTATATAATCCGCCGCAACGACAGGAGTGTGGCCGTAGTCAGTTTCAATTTCTACATAAACGTTAGGAAATAATTCAGCACACTCTTTCACAATCAACTCGGCGAACACCTCTACATTATCAATGCCCATCCATTTGCCGCTTACGTCAGTTCCTACTTTATTGATAAGTGCTTTAACTCGCATCTTGCCCAATGATAGGTCACGACCTTTGACAAACTCGTCATACTTCTCTTTAGTGCCCACACTGTAACCACCGTCACCGGAGTGAATGTCTGCACCTGCTTTAATATTATCGTTCATTCTACTACTCTATATTCTGATTTAGGATAAGTTACCAATA